ATGGGCACGTCCATGCCGCTGGTTGTCTACCAACGCACCGGCGTGAGCCGTGAGCCGGCCCTGAACGGCCCGACCGGCAGCCCGATTATCAGCGTGCAACTGACGACCTACGGCACGTCGTACATCGACCTGAAGCAGATCGCCCGAGCGATCCGGCTTTCCGTCGATGGCTACACCGGCACCTACGGCAATTGCACGATTCAGCGAACCAACCTGACCAGCGAGGTGGACGGAGCCGAGATGCCGACCGACGACCAGATGCTTCCCTTCTACTACGTCCAGCAAAGCTTCGACTTTCGGGTAGCGGAGGCTGTATGAGCGTGCAGGTGATTCAATTCAAGCTGGGCGTGGGCAAGTACGCTCCGACGCGGTTCAGCATGTCGGAGGTGCAGCAGCTGCGGGACGAACTGCTTAAGTTCCCGTTTGACATCGCCAACAACCGCCAGCAGGAAGCCGTCAAAAAAGCCGGGTCGATTGGGCTGATGGCGCTAAAAACTTACGTCAAGACCAACGTCGGCATTGTCAGCGGCAATCTTGTTCGGGCCGTGGCGATGAAAACCAAGACCTACAAAAACAACCGCTGGGGTATCCCGGTTTCCGTGGCCGTGATCGGCTACCGCCGCAGCGGGACTGGCGACAGCAAAAAGACCGGCGGCACAATCCGCGTTGGTAACGATCGTGCTTTCCATTCGCACCTTGTGGAGTTTGGCACGAAACGGAGATTCCCCGGCAAAAGCAAGTCTACGGGCAGGGTTCGAGTCGTGATTGAGGGTAAGAAGCAGACGCTCGTCGGCAGAAAAAAGGAAGTTGTCAACAGCCCTACCTACGTCATGTCGAGTTTCAACACCAGAGGCCCATTTTTCGTAAACAAGAACCTAAACCGCACGCCCGGATATCCGAACTCGTTCATTGCCAAGATCGACCCCCGGCGGGGGCTCGGGGCCATGCCGGCCCTGCACCCGCTGGAACGGTCTTTTAATCAGTGCAAAAACTTCATGAACACGGCCCTGACGCTCCGCATGCGTGAGGCCGTCCAGAAGGCGACCGACGACCTCGCCAAGCGCAACGGCGGCTAACTGCAAGGTATGCCCCTTTGCCCCCTAGTTTCGGGATACGGCACCGCCGTCACCCGTACTAGGAGGCCTCCATGGCTGCAGACTCTCAAGGCACAAACTTCGTCTTTTCGGGCTCGACCTACACGGTCACCAACATTCAAATCAGCGGCAGCGTTAACGAGCTGGACGCCTCGCACCTTGGGCAGGCGTCTGGCAGCAAGCGGCTCCTCCAGGCTGCTGCGCTGCAGGAATCGGATGAGATCACGGTGGACTACCTTGGCACAACGCTGGTCACCAGAGGTGCCACCGGCACGCTGACCGTCGCCGGCTCCAGCCTTGGCACAGCCACCTGCTACTCGTCCAGCCTGACGTACGCTGTCGGTGAACTGGTCAAAGGCAACGCCACATTCAAGGTCTCCTGATAGGAGACCGGCATGGCCAAGACCAGCCAAGGCACTACCGCCAACTGGAACGGAACCGTGTTTCGTGAAGTTGTCAGCGTCAGCGTTGACGGCTCGCAATCTAACTCCGTTGAGATTTTGCCTCGCAATTCTCTTCGTGTCGTCCGGCACAGCCCCACAGATGTTGATTACGGAACCATTACGATGGTTGCCCGCAATACAACTGGCATGCAAATGTCTAACGTCGGGACAACTGCCAATCTGGAAATTAGCGGTCCTGATGCGTACTGGCAATTCGACAAAGCCATGTACGAACGGCTGAACTGGCAGGCCGCCACGGGCCAACTGCAAACGTATTCAGTCACCTTCAAAGTATGGAAAGAATTATGAGTCTGTCGAAAGAACAAATCCTTGCCGCAAACGACGCCAGCACGCTCAAGGTTGAGGTGCCCGAGTGGGGCGGCGACGTCTACATTCGCGTGATGACAGTCGGGGAACGCGACGCCTACGAGTTGGAATACCAGCAGAAGAAGGCGACCGGAATGGACGACTTCCGCACGAAGTTTCTGGTGCGGTGCCTGGTGGACGAGAAGGGCGAACGACTTTTTACCAACGGCGAAATCACGCTGCTGGCCAGCAAGAACGCCAAGGTGGTCAACCGGCTGTGGGAAGCGGCGATTAAGCACAACGATCTGGCGGAAGAGAAAATTGAGGAACTGGCAAAAAACTAAAGGCCCGGCCTGACCGGGCGTTTTTGTTCCGGCTGGCTGGGCACCTCGGCATGACGGTTCGCCAGCTGGGCGAGCAGATGACAATGGACGAGTTCCGTGAGTGGTGGGCGTACTGTCGATTCGTGGAGCCGTTTGGGCAGGAGTGGTTGCAGACCGGGATACAGGCGGCAGCGACGATCGCCCCCTACAGCAAAGGCCGATCGCCAAAACCAACAGACTTCATGCCGATTGAAACGCCGCCGCAGACCATGGCGGAAATGATGGAAGAGCTGGCAAAACTCAAGCGACCGTAACATGGCAACCATTGGTCTAGGATTCACGCTTTCGGCCAACGCCAGCAAGATGGCGGGTGGTGTGAATGAGGCCGTCAAAGCCCTGGACAAGGTCGGCAACGCCGCCAAGAAGACCGCCCGCGACGTCTCGGTGCTCAAGACCATCGAGATCGGCAAGCTGATCGGCAGCGGCGTGTCGCAGCTGGCCAACGCATTCACCGACGCGGCCCGCAGCGCCGTCAGCTACGCCAAGAGTGTGGCGAACGCCGTGGACGCCACGCAGGATCTGGCCAACCGCACCGGCATCGGCGTGGAGGCCCTGCAGTCGCTCCAAGTGGCCGCCAAGCTGGGCGGGGTAGACGACGTCAGCGTGGCGTTCGACAAGCTGACCGTGGCGATCGGCAAGGCCGGCGAGTCTGGAGACACCGGGGCATTTGACCGGCTGGGCCTTAACTTTGAGCAGCTGCGGTCGATGTCGCCCGAGGAGCAGTTTCGGGCAATCGCTGCCGCAATTTCGGCGCTGCCCGGAGAGGCCGAGCGTGCCGCCGCCGCCGTGGCAATCTTTGGCAAGTCTGGTGCCCAGCTGGTGCCGTTCCTGTCAAACCTTGGGGCGATTGAGGAGCGGGCCAAAAAGCTGGGCATCGTTCTGTCTGAGCAGCAGGTCGGCAACATCGCGGGCATGAACGACGCCTTGGACCTCGTTTCCAAAACGTTCGACGGGATCATCGGGCAGGTCACGGCCAATCTGGCCCCGGCGATCACAGCCATCGCGGAGCAGTTCCTGCAGTTCGTGGAGAGCTTCAACGGCACCGGCGGGACGGGGCTGGCCGACGCGATCACCGGGGCGCTGTTCGACGGTGCCGAGCAGCTGGCGTCTGTCTTCGACTCGTTTGCGTCGCAGTTCAGCAGCTGGTTGGAATCCATGGGCGGTTTTGAGGGAGCGCTTAAGTCTACGGGTGAAACCTTTGCCACCGTGGCAAACGTCTTGATGTCCGTCAGCGAGGCGTTCCGCTACCTGTTCAACGTCTTTGAGACTTTTGGGAATGGACTGGCCATAGCGCTCGGGAAGGTCATTGAGAATATTGGCTGGCTGTTTGGCGACGAATCGTCCCAAAAGTTTGGCAAAGGCATGGCCGACGCTGCTTCCGTCGCCATGAAACGCAATCAGGCTGAGTACGAAGGCGCCAAGGCAAACGCCAACGCCGCTGCGGACAGGGCTATCTTTGGCGGTGAAATGGCTGGCGAACAAGGAGCGGCCAGCAATGCCGTGGCGGGTGCCCGCGAGGCATACAACAACCGCAATAGCCCCGAGGCCCAGCTGGAACGCGAGACACGCGAGGTTAAGAAAAAGGCAGACCGCGAGGCTGCGTCGGCGGCAAGGATCGAAGAACAAAAAACGCAGGACATGGCGAAGAAGCACGACAAGACGATTGCCGAAGCCAAGAAGAAAGCAGACGACGAGGCCAAGGCGGCACAGAAGAAAGCCGAAGAAGATGCCAAGGCCGACGAGGCGATCCAAAAGGCTGCGTCTGGGCAGGCCGAGGCGTTTCAAAAACTGACGCAGTCTGCGTCTGATTTCGGCGCCGCTGGCGAAGCAGCAGCACAGGAATACCGCGACGAACTGATCAGGCTGACATCACAGCTAGACGCCGGGATGATCAACGAAACGACGTTTAACCAAGAAGCCGACAAGCTCAAAGACAAGTTTAAAGCGACTGCTGACAAGCTCAAAGAGGATATGAAGGCCAAAGAAGGCGCCACCAAGTCAAACGAATCGCTTGACAAGGCTGCCGGCAAGGCCAGCGAGTTCCGTGGCGAGAACGCCGCCCTACTTGGAACCAAGAGCAAGGAAGCCCTCCAGGCCAACGACATCCGCAGCAGCGAGGGCATCAGCCAGTTCATGGCCCTTGCCACCGGCCGCGACGATCCAGCCGTGGTTGAGTACCGCAAGCAAACGGCCACGCTCATGCAGCTGCTGGCCGAGCAGCGTGCCCAGCGACTTGAAAACGCCACGATCCTTGGGGGAGCCGCAGCGTAATGGGAATCGTTAGCACCACAGAACTAGCAGCGGTTTCCGGCGAACGCCAGTTTGGCGAAGCGCCAAAGTTTTCCCGCCAGTGGGTGGTCGAGGTCAACGACCCGAACACCAGCCAAACCGACATCAGCAACGCGCCCGGCGTGGCGTTTCTCGACTCGCACCCCGAGGCCGGGTACAGCCGGGCGATGCACGTCAGGGTTGAGAACTACAACGGATCCAAATGGCACTACTCGGTCTCGTGGACCTACGAGGTGCCAAAGGTTGAGAACACGACCGCCAACCCCTTGAGCCGGCCCGACGTCTGGAAGTTCTCGACCAGCGGCATGTCGATCCCGGCGCTGTGGTACTACGACGCCAACAACAACCGCAAGGCCCTGGTCAACTCGGCTGGCGACTTTTTTGAGGGTGCCACGACTGACCTGTCGACGCTGTCGGTGCACATCAGTGGCAACCGCTCCACGTTCAGCTACGCCCTGGCTACAGCAGCGACCAACACGCTCAACAACGCCGGATATCTGGGCGGTGCCCAGTATTGCTGGAAATGCGACGGCATCGCCGGTGAGCAGGCCGTGGAGGTCGTTAATGACGCCGAGCTGCGGTACTGGAAGGTTGAGGTGCAGCTGACCTACCGGCCCGACGGGTGGCCGCTGCTGTTGCCGAACGTGGGCTGGAACTACTTGGTCGGTGGCCGCAAAGAACGGGTTTACGTTATCGACCCGGAAGACCCCGACCACAAAACCAAGATCGTATCTGCGAATCCGCAGCCCCTCAATTCCGACGGGTCGCTGCAGACGTCCTACGGCGAGAGCAACCCGCCGATCATCGTGACCCGCCGCACTCACGCCGCCACTGATTTCGCTTCCCTATTTGGCACTCCTCCTTTCTGAGGCTCCCATGTCCGATATCAACTATTCGTTTAACGTCGCCCTGAGCAAGGCCCCGCTGGTACAAAACTTCGCCGTCTCGGGCGTCACGGCCGACATGGCAGCCACCGGGCTTTACAGCGTCACGCCGACGCTGGGCACCGCCGTCACGCAGATCTCGACCGCCACTCTGGCCAGCGTGGGGCTGTGCTTGGCTCGCAACCTGTCAACGTCCACCAGCACCTCTACGACGGTCTCCTTTGGCCGCTACGTTTCTTCCACGCTCTACGAGACCGTGACGCTACGCCCCGGCGAGGCGGCCCTGCTGCGGCTCTCTGCGGGCTCGTATGCCGCCAAGGCCGCTGCCGAGGGCACGCCATTGCTCCTGCAGATTCTGGAGGGCTGACATGCCTGAGGGAGCCGGGAGGAACTACGTTCGGTTTGACCGTGGCAGCGGCCAGCGGATCGCCGCCGCAGTGCTCCAGGTGGAGCGTGGCAACCGTGATCAGCCGCCGGTGACGTTCAACCCGGCGCTGGGCGGTGCCCCGAGCCCAAAGCAGATTCGTATGGCCAAGTTTACGGGGGCGTGGGGCACGGGCACCAGCCACGTCGTGACCTTTCAAACGACAACCAGCACGCCAAACACGGTCATGGCCTACAACGAGTTTGTAGACCTTCCGGCAGCAAGCGGCACGGCCCAGACAGACGTGGCGATTGGCAAGGACGGCACGGCGTGGTATTTGATCTCGTGGCCGGACACCGGAGGGCCAATCAAAAAGGGCACATACACGCCACCATGGGACAAGGGCACCACAAAGACCGTCAATGTAGGGTCCACGTCGTACACAGCAACCAATTATTCCAACAGCATTGGCTACACCGGAAGCGCCCGCGATTGTTTTATCACGCAGGTCGGCAGCGAATGGGCGCTAATTAACACCGACACTACGCAAATACTGCGCGGCGAATTTACCGCGCCATGGGTAAAATACACGTCAATATCAGTTGATGCTGTAGATGGCCAGACATATTCGGCATATAACCCATACGGAACTGCTTACTACAACTCATACGGCGGAGAAAACAGGCGGCAGTGCGCGATCGCCTACGTTAAATACGCCAGCGGCTACAGGTGGGAGGCAATTGCTTTGGAGTGCACTGCCTAATGTTTGTTTCCAACTGCCCCGACTGCTGCTTTACATGGTGCAACGAATGCGTGCCGCACGTCCAGCCGCCGGCCACAATCACTTTTGAAATACACCCCGGCGTGTTTGAGTGCGCTGCCATACCGTCGGGAGTCAGCGGCGCAATCACATCTATGCTGTCGATGACACTGACTCTTGACCTTCAGGGCGAGTGGCGACCGGGATACAAGGCAGAACAGCCCAGCCCGATCATCTACTACCTAGAGTTTACGCCCACCGGATCAACGCAAACCTTTAGGGCGTCAGTTCTAATCCCGTGCGGTGACCTTGTGCGGGTTGGTTGGGACAACGGGCAAATGGCGGCTGCCGAATGGCCAGTGCCCGGCTTTACGGATTACAAACTGCTTGTTCCTGGATGGGGCATTCGCACCAACAACCCGGGAAGCGGTTGGGCTAACTATCAACTTCCTGAATCGGTCGAAGAAAGCACGCCGAATCTTCACCAGTCAGAGATATGCCACCCCAGCAGAATGTATGACACAAAAGAATATTGGTGGAGTACATACACGTTCCCTGAGTATGGCCCCAGCATTTCCCTTAAGCGGACGTCTACAGGCCAGACGTTTAGCGGCAATTTCTCGCAGGACAATTTTCACGCCAGTGACTGTTCTTACATTCACGTCACGGTCCCGCCGTCCACGCTGCCTTGGGACAACCCGTTTACATGAAGCCTTGCGTTTTTGAGTCATCCGAGCCGGGCGTTTTCTGCTGCACAGCTTGCGGGCGTGTGGTGCATTCTCGAACGCCAAACGTATACGCCGCCTGCGGGCCTGTTAAGCAGACGCCTAGCATCGGCCTTGGCGACATGGTCAAGGCCGGGCTCAACGCGATCGGCATCACGCAAGAGCGTGTGGCCGCCGTGCTCGGCAGCTGCGGCGGGTGCGAGCAGCGGCAAGAAACCCTGAACGAGTTTGGCCGGGCAATCGGCATCGGGAGGGCACCAGATGGCACGCAAGAAGGTCAGGCCTGAGTTCGACGCCGATTACGACCCCGACGCCGACAGCGTCCCCGGTGGCGGCATACCTGACGACGATGGCATGGTCTACCTACGCCGCAGCAGCGGCACGGAGAACGCTGATGGCAAAGTCAAAGCCCGTCAAGGAATCAAAGCCAAAGCCCGGCCGGTGGAGGATCGATCCGGTTGAGTCAGGCGTGCACCGCGTTACGCTGCCGCCGGCCCTGCGATCCGACATGTGGGTTTTCTTGTCGGCCGACTGGCATTGGGACAATCCGAAGTGCCGGCTCGACATGCTTGAGCGTGACCTGCAGACGGCCAAACGCATCGGCGCCATGGTCATCTCGGCAGGCGACCATTTCTGTGCCATGCAGGGCAAGTTTGATCGCCGTGCAGACAAGCAGGCCTTACGCCCCGAGCACGCCACAGGGAGCTACCTTGACGCCCTAGTCGACACGGCCGCCAGTTTCCTCAAGCCCTACCTCGGCGTGATGGGCTTGATCACGATCGGCAACCACGAGTCGAGCATATACTCCCGGCACGAGACGTGCCTGACGACCAGGCTAGTGGAACGCCTCCGGGCCGCCGGCAGCCCCTGCCGGATGGGCGGCTACAACGGCTGGGTCCAGTTCTACTCCACATCCAACAAGTCCGTGGGCACCTACAAGATGTATTACCACCACGGCAGCGGCGGCGACGCGCCGGTCACGCAGGGGTTGCTTGGTATGAACAGGGTCTCACAATATGTAGATGCCGATGCGATCCTCAGTGGCCACATCCACACCAAGAACTTGTCTACCGTGGTGCGTGAGCGACTGAGCCCCAACGGCATCCGGCGGGTGAGCGACACGCACCTGGTGCGGGTGAGCACCTACAAGGACGAATACAGCCCATTGGTCGGGTGGCACATTGAGCAGGGACGAGGGCCGAGACCGACCAGCAGCCCCGGCTACTGGCTGCACCTTAAGATGAACCACGACAAGACGCGGCTAATCCCGACGTACCACGAGCAACCACTGGAGTGACCATGCTGACGCCGATTCCGATTGAAGAGCTTTGCCCAAACTACATCCCCGAGCGTGAGCGTGCCGACGTGAACCCGACGATCCGCGACGTGCTGGCCCGCGAGGAGCAGCTGCTGGCCGAAGAGGCCAAGCCAAAGCAGTTGCACCCGGCGTCGCTGCGATTTCTTGAGGCGGTCGAGGAGGTGCGGCAGATTCACCTGAGCAAAAGCCAGGACTACGGGTCGATGACCGACCCCCTGGCGAACATCCGCAACGGCGCCCGGTTCGTCGGCATCGAGCCTTGGCGGGGCTGCATGGTGCGGCTGTCCGACAAGGTCACCCGGCTGGAGACGTTCAACCGCACCGGCAAACTGCGGCACGAGACCGTTGAAGACACGTTGATCGATTTGGCTGCCTACGCACTGCTGGCCCTCACCCTCTACAGGGAAGAACATGACCGCCCAGCTGCCGCTGACCGCCGATGACGTCGTGCGTATTGGGCACCGTGCCCGCAAGGTCGGCCCGGCTAATTGCTGGACCGGCACCAGCGGGACGTTGGCGGCCGACGTGATCCGCCTACTGGGCGAGCGGAACCGCTTGCTGGTGGAGATTGCCCTGAGAGATGAGCGGCGTGAGCTGCCCGTTAAATGACCCTCCCGTGCCAGCCGGTGCGGCGCCGTGGTGCCCTCCCTCGCCACGAGCGCCCCGGCTGGCATTTCATTCCTGCGGCGGCGCCCCGAGATCGAGCTTGGGCAGAAATTCCAGCCCGCTCTGCCTGCCCGTGATGCGGGGATCGAAATAATGATCCCGAGTCGTTGATGGCGACGCGTGCCCCAAATGTTCCTGTGCCGCAGCGTTCCCGCCGGCCGCTGCCATGTAGGACGCTGAAGCCTTACGCAGGGCATGAAAGCCCGTCACCTTGATCCCGGCCCGGCGGCAGAGCAGCCGAAGCGAGGGCCACAGGCTGTACTGGTTCCGATCCCGGCACCAATCCCAGACCAGATCGGCGTCGCCCTGGCGGCGTGGCCGCATCTCCTCGGCAACCTCGGCCGGTATGGCCCGCTGGATGTCGCGTGACCGCCCCTTGCGGGTCTCTGCCAAGAACGTGATCACCCGGCCGTCGAGATCGACCTGACCCCAGCGCAACGCCAGCAGGGCACCGATACGCTCCCCCGACGCAAAAGCCACCTGCAGAATCGTCGACCAAAACCAGCCCGCTGGCTGGCCGCCGACGTTGCCCTCACGCTGCCGGGCCAGCTGCACCAGGCGGGAGATTTCGTCGGCCGTGTAGGCCACCGGGATTTTTAGCGCCGGCGGCCTGCTCTTGAGTTCGAGGAACTGCACCGGCCCTTCGCCCGACCGGGCCTCCATACGTTTTCTTGCTGCAAAAGTTGACAACGCCAGCAGGCAGGCCCGGTCTTTTCTCAAGGTCTCGGGCGACGGTTTCCGCCCGTGGTGGACGTGCTCGCCACGCCACCGCAAAAACCGCATGACGACCAGGTCTTCGAGGTCGGCAAGGGTGGGCTCGGGATCACGGCCCGGCGAAGTGTCGCGCAGGAAATCGCGGAACCTGTCGATCGTGAATTCAAACTTCTTGACCGTGATCGGCGCGAGGTCTCGCAGGACGGCGTAGCGTTCGTGGAGCAGGGTTCGGAGGTGCATTGGATGCCCTTTTTTAGAGTCGGCATCCGTGCCAGACCGGGCACCCAAGAATACTGGACTAGCGCACAGCTGTACAGTCCTCTCTCGGGCATTCGAACTCCCCGGTCAGTCCACTCTACGCAGTGGCTGCCGGGATTTTTTGAGAGTCGATGTACCGCTATCGCTAGATGCTATGATCGGAGCATGGGACACATGGCAGAAGACATTGACGGCGTGACGTGCCTGACCGTGACTGAGGCGGCCGAGCACATGGGGTGCTCTGTGGGCTGGCTTCGCAAACTGCTGGAGAGCGGCAGGCTTGAGGGCAGGAAGTTTGGCCAGCGTCTATGGCTGATTCCGCTCTCCGCAGCAGACGAGGCCAAGAAAAACCTTACGTCGAGGTCGATCGGCCAGCGTGAGGCAAAAGCCTCGACGCCGAAGAAACGCAAGAAATAGCCACGTTTTTTGCATTTCAAGGATTTTTACTGTCCCCTGTTGACCTAAAGGAACGATACGCTATACTACACCCACGCGAGCGAATGAGACTCGCAGCCGAGAACGCAAAGGAACCAAAACGATGAGCAAGAAAATCAAAGTGACGATCGACAAGGACGGCGTGTGGGCTGGCGACGGCCGATGGACTGAGGACTGTGAGATCGTCGACTGCGCCGCCGTCCTTGGCCCGGATCAGGACGCAAGCGACGAAACCTACGAGGCTCTCTGTGATGCGCTGGCCGACCTGCCGCAAGACGAGGATCACTGGCGTGGGCCGGTGAGCGTGACTCGCGCTGATGGCACCTACAGTGCCGAGCTGATCGACTGCCTGACGCCTGATTGACCTTGTGGACGGCAGCTTTTACGGCTGCCCTTTCCGAATGACCCCGGCCAAGGAGGGCCTTTCCAATGACAGATCACCTTATCCGCTGCCTGCTGCTAGTACGCCTCGGCCAAGAGCTGGGCACCGACAGCGAGGTTTCCCGTGCCGTTTTTCTGCTGGTTTCTGCGGTCGCGGAAATCTGCCATTGACGGAACGAACGATCGGGTTACATTGCAGCACGAACGAACGGGATAGTTCTTTAAAGAATCTTTACGAAATCAGTTTCAGCCGTGTTTTAGGGGGATTGGTGCTCAAAAAATCGGTGGTACAACCCCACTACACAACAATGGACAGACGTACACGACGTCTTGGAATTGGAGGGAGAGGTGGAGTTTTCGGAAACGCAGATCGAGTGGTGCAAAAGGTTGATCGAGAACGGCAAGTCGGTGGGTCAGGTGGGGCTGATC